GAATGGCATTCATCGCAAGAAGCCTGAATTCCAAATATTATAGGTTTGATCTGACATGCATTAATGATCAGCTTCAATACACAATTTATCACTATAAGGACCATGACAAGTATGACTGGCATTGCGACACAGGAGCAAACTGCAACTCGACTCGCAAATTGTCATTGGTTTTATTGCTGAGTGATCCGGAAGAATATCAAGGAGGTAATCTAGAACTCTTGATGGATAAAACACCGGTGTCGCTTAGACCGAAGAAAGGCACCGTTATTGCATTTCCATCATTTCGATTGCATAGAGTAACTCCCGTCACGGGAGGCACTCGCAGATCACTCGTTACATGGGTGACCGGTCCACCATTCCGCTAATCGGCGACGACTACTTTAAAATCTTCATTCCGGTCGATTAGGCACCATTCTACCTTGCCGATATTGGGAATTTGACGAAGGTGTGTGATGACATCTGCCACGACAAAGTCCCGGCATGAATATAGATCGAACGCCATAAAATTCGAATCTTCAAAGATGTGAAATGCACAGTGGGAAGTTTCGATCACCATCGTTCCAGTAATACCCTCGTTTCCTTCTGTTGGGCAGAAAACGAGATTTGGTTCAACCAAAATCTTCATATTGATTTTCCCCACCAAATCTCGCATCCACTCGGTCAGAAATGGGATATCCCGAGTGATGTCGCCGTCGAAATGTGCTTTAGCCAATAGATGCTTATGATTATGCGCTAGCATAAGTCTAGACCCTCCTTAAAGTTGATAATCCGTCCGCTTTATCCGGCGTAGGAGGGCCGGGCGCTTCGTAAAACTTATTTATAAACTATAAATAGAGGTATATTGGTGCCAAGGAGAAATTATGTCGGAAACAAAAGAGGTCACATATAGGGATTTTGATATAAGGTTCATCTGCAACCCAATCACGGGAAGAATGAACATTAAAAAGAATTCCGACTCGATCAGACAAGCCCTGAAGAACCTCATTCTTACAGACACATATGAGCGTAGATACAACCCAAACTTTGGCGCGTCTATATATTCCCAGCTATTCGAATCATATGATCCGATCACCATATCGAACATTCGCCACCAGATAAAGACATCGATTGAGAATTTCGAACGTCGGGTTGAACTGTTGGATGTCAAAGTAACAGGGGAAGCTGACCGCAACGAATTGTATGTTACGATCATGTTCAGACCCATAAATAGTGTCGAAGCTGTCACCATGACAGTTCAATTACAACGCACAAGATAGTAGGTATAAATGGCAGCCAATTCCGCCCTAGTTGTGTCATCGCTTTCGTTTGACGCGCTAAAATCAAACTTCAGGTCATTTTTACAAGCCAAGCCAGAATTCAAAGATTTTGACTTTGAGGACTCGGCAATTGGAACTTTGTTGGATTTGCTGGCCTATAACACATACTACAATTCATTTTATACCAACATGGCAGCCTCTGAATCCTTCATGGATTCGGCACAGTTGTACGATTCGGTCGTATCTCATGCCAAGACAATGGGATATACTCCCACTTCGGCAATAGGGGCAACTGCCAACGTAAGAATAAGTTTTACATCCAAAATTCCAAGCGCCAGCAATCCGACGCTGACGATCCCCGAAAACACAATGTTCACCTCAACCATTAACGGGGTTGCCTATTCTTTTGTTACCCCCAAAACATATACCGTATCGGCGAATTCTTCGAATCGCTTTCGGCAAGATGTTGAATTGGTCGAAGGATATCCACTCACATATACGTACACCTTTGCATCTGGCCTCGAAGATTTTGTTTTTCCAAATGAAAATGTAGATACTCGTTCGATCAAAGTGACCGTCTCTAAAGATGGTACATCGAGCAATTACATACAAGCAACCGATATTATGACAGTCAATTCATCTTCGAAGGTATTCTTTCTTTCTGGAGATCGTGCAAACAAATATCGAATTCAATTTGGCGATAACAGTCTTGGGCTTAAGCCAGATTATAATTCAACCGTGTCGGTTGCCTATAGGGTGTGCAATGCCACCAAAGGAAATGGTGCCAATAATTTTACTGCTTCTGGAACAGTTGCCGGAGAAACAAATTTCACTCTGAGCGTTTTGGAGAGAGCCTCTGGTGGAGCTGCACAAGAATCGGCCGATTCTGTCAAATTCAATGCGCCCAAGAATTATGAAACGCAAAATAGAGCCGTGACCGTTGAAGATTATCAAAGAATCATTCTGCGCGATAACCCAGATTTGGCCGCCATTAATGTTTGGGGCGGTCAAGACAACGACCCTCCAATTTACGGTAAGGTTTATGCTGCGGCAAAGCCGGCCGAAGGCACATTGCTTTCATCGACCCGCAAATCTTCTATCATTTCTGGCATCAAACGGTACAATGTACAATCCATTTCATTTGAAATGGTCGACCCAACGTTTTTGTATATTGTACCCAAGGTAACAATACAATATGACTCTACAAAGACTTCTTTGAGCACTTCAGCAATTGCTTCTTTGGTGGCAGGACGAATAATTCAATATGAGACAAACAACTTTGCTAGGTTTGATTCCAAGTTCTGGTTTTCAAGATTCCTGAACTATTTGGATTTGGCCGACAATTCGATTGTTGGGTCATCTGCCGATATCTTTATCCAGAAAAGATTCTCGCCTTTAACTTCGGGCCAAAATACATACACGTTTAAGTATTTTACACAGTTGGATCCAAATAAAGGGTACCTATCCTCTTCATCCTTCACGTATAAGGGATATACGTCGATGTTGGATGATGAGGGATTTGATGGAAGTTATGGATCCGTAAGTTCATATTATCTTTCAAATGGTGAAAAGGTTCACAACAACCACACACTCGGTACAATCGATTATGATACCGGAACAATTGTTCTGAACAACTTTTACCCAACCGCATATTCCGGAGATGAAATCAAGATAAATGTGAAGCCATACTCTCCAAACTTCGAAGCAGTAAGAAACCAGCTTTTGTTTTTTGCCGACTCCGAAGTGGTTGTCAAAGAAGTTAATTCAAGAACAACTGTAGCCACCCTAACGACAATAGCTACGGCCGGCCAAAGTGCAACGACAAATGATAGTGGAATCATTCTAAATGTCTATTAGTGCGGAGACATACCGTAAATTAAGTTCGCAGATTGAATCCCAATTTCCTCAATGGATTCAGAATGAAGGTCCAAATTTTGTCGCCTTCATGAAGGCTTACTATGAATTTATGGAGCAAACTGGCAATCCGATTGATGTGTCCAGGGGCCTATATGATATGCGCGATATTGATCGCACGATGGAGGACTTTGTCGAGTACTTTAAAAGACAGTATATGGCAAACATTCCTGAGGGCGCCGAAACAGATAAGCGTTTACTGATCAAGCACATAAGGGACTTTTATCGCTCCAGAGGGTCTCCAGATTCGTATAGATTTCTCTTTAGGGCCATGTTCAATGAAGAGATTGAATTCTACTACCCAGGCGAAGATATTCTAAGAGCCTCTGATGGCCGTTGGGTTCAAGAAACCATCATTCGCGGTACAAAAAACACAGGTGATCCAAGCGCATTGGATTCCAAAGAAGTCACAGGATTGACTTCTGGTGCTCGGGCTCGTGTGCAAGAAATTCTCAGAATTGACGCCTCTGGTGTTGCCGTATATCAAATGACTGTCGAAAATGTATCCGGTGATTTCGTCGAAGACGAGGTGGTGGAGGATTCATTTGGCAATTCAATCAAGGTTTTCAATTCAATAGGATCGATTCAGACAGTAATAATAACCAAAGGTGGATTATATCACGTCACTGGTGATGAATTGTTGTTAACTGGCGAGTCTGGTGGCACCGCAAGAGGCACCGTGACGGCCGCCACCGACATCTCCGGGTTAACTTTTAAAATTCTCAAGGGAGGCCGAGGTTATCGTAAAGGCAATACAACAATATCGATATCTGGAGGAGACCCGACCATTCCGGCTCAATTCAGTATTCTGAATTTGTCAAATGCCGAAAACGTTACGATAAATTCAGACACGATTGACCCATTGAAAAATGTTACTTTGAATTCGGTACCATTTAATGCCGGCTCGGCGACATTGAAGACGAAGAATGTGTATTCTACATTGACTTCAGCACTAACATTTTCATCCGTTTCAGTTGGGCAAATCAATACTATTGCTCTTTTGGAGCCAGGTAATTATCCAGGAACACTTCCAACTGTTACGGTTGTGGATTCCGAAGTTGCGACACAGAGATTTCCAGATGCAATATTCGGTGGCTACAAAGGCGAAAACGCCGTGATATCTCCTGTGCGCGCATATGGAGCCATCACCAGAATCTCTATAGAATCCTCTTCAATCGACTTTCTGAAAAATGATGTGATCACCATTCGAAATTTAACCAGGTCATATGCAAATACAACCGACCTAACTTCCGACACGGTAAATGGACAAACTCGTGGTCTTCGAAGAGCCGGAGTATATTCGGGCTCAAGTACTTCAGTGATCGAAGGCACATTCGAACTCCCCGGAAGATATGTAGACACCAAAGGCTTTTTGTCCTGGAATAATAAGCTGCGGGATAATGAGTACTATCAAGAATTCTCTTATGTCTTAAGGGCAACTCAACTTTTGGATTCATATGCCGATTTCGTAAAGAAGCTTGTGCATCCAGCTGGAACAAAGATGTTCGCCGAGTATATCACACACTCTACGGCAAATCTTGCCGGAGATCAAAATTCTGTGGGGTCGGCAATTGTTACTTGGAAAAGATCACCAAATAACCAAGTAGCCGCATACACATCAGGTACAAAAACTCTGAGACTTACACTGGGCCCAAACTGGCTTGCAAATGGCGTATTGGTGTCTGGATCGAATTTGTTTGTCGTACCATCCTCAAACACATCATCGGCCAATGGTCTATATTCGGTCAATGCAATTGCTTCGGTCAAATCGTTGACTTTGAAAAATCGATTTGAGAATGGCGCATTTACAAATGGTTACTTTTATTATGCAACTTCCTACAAAGGCAACATATAAATATGGCTAAAGGGATAAAATGCCGTCACTAATTTCATTCAAATTCCGCCATCATATGGCCTCACAGTTGCTGGAGTCGTTTCTAGAACCCCCCCCGACTCAATATTATATGTTTATCGGGACGCCGACTGCTTTTGCAAATGATGCATCGCCACCGACTCCGTATGACATGGTCAAGACGGTAGACTATAATTATTATCGCGATATGATCGCCATGAAGAAAATCAGTGCTTCAGATGCGTCCTTTGTCATACCTAGATACAATTGGACCAGCGGCACAGTATATAAGAAATATACGGATGCCAGCACGTCTTTGTATCCAACATCATCTTCTCCAACATCAAACTCAACCTTCTATGTGTTGACCCCGGAAAACAACGTATATAAATGTATTGACAATCACAGAGACGCCCCATCTACGGTTAAACCAACGGGCATTTCAACGTCGATTATTACGACCTCCGATGGATACCGCTGGAAATTTCTCTATAAGATATCGTCGGCCGACGCTCTTAGATTTCTAACGACAAATTTCATGCCGGTGAAAGAGATCACCAGTGACGATGGATCGGCCCAATGGGCTGTTCAATTAGCCACAGCAAATGGTGCCATTAATGCATATGATGTGACCTCCAATGGTTCTTCATATCTTTGGATTTCAAACACAGTTTCGGCAGTTTCAAATTCCACCGTGATTAAACTCAATAACGAAGCTTCGGGCACCGATGATATCTACAATAAATCAACCATTTACATATCATCCGGGTTGGGTGCCGGCCAGCTTCGTCGTATCATAAACTATGTCGGTGGTACCAGAACCATTACGGTTAATGGCGCCTTCACAACTTCACCGAACACATCATCGACTTATATTGTTGGGCCCAATGTTATCATTAAAGGCGATGCTGGGGCGTTGGGAGTTAATTTGGCAAAGGCATATGTCTCCAATTGCGCCGGAGGCCAAATCAGAACAATTACTCCTATCAATCCCGGGAAACATTACTCATACGCCAACGTCTCTATTTCAGCAAATGTTGGCTCGGGTGCCGTTGTCAACGCCATAATCGACCCCAAAGGTGGTCATGGGTCAAATCCAGTTGAAGAACTCAATGGATCAAGTATACTTCTATCGGTGAAACTATTTGGAACTGAATCGAATACCTTTCCATCAAATAATGAGTTCCGCACAATTGGTATTCTTAAGGATCCAAAGCTTCGGGCAGGCCCATCGGCAAATGCTTCTGTGATCGATCAATGTAACAGAATAACCGTCACCGGTCTCAATGGAACACTGATCGCCGATGAAGTGATCACGGGTCAAACATCTGGAGCACAATCCAGACTAGTTTATTTCGCCAACACAAATGGCGCACGGACCGCCGGTATAGTTAAAACTGTACACCTAACAACCGATGGAGTTGGTAAAGGATATATCGTCGGAGAAACAATCACTGGAGGAACTTCTGGTAAAGTTGCAACTGTTGCGGCATTTACCAAGCCGGCTGTCAGAGAATACACAGGCGACATTATATATATTGAGAACAGAACACCAACGACCAGAATAGCCAATCAAGTGGAGGACATCAAGATCCTCCTAAGATTTTAATTAATTAAGGATACAAATGGCAGCTCAGGCAAATACAGCTTCTTTGAATACGTCTTTCAATGTTGCGCCGTATTATGACGATTTCGATGAAACGAAGAATTTTCATCGTCATATCTTCCAACCTGGCTATGCAGTTCAGGCGCGCGAGCTTACTCAAATACAAACCATTCTGCAAAACCAAATCGATAGGTTCGCCGAAAGCATCTATAAAGAAGGTTCATCCGTAAGAGGATGCGCAATTGCTCCACTCGACAATCGTTATAATTACGTCAAACTTAAGGACAATAGTTCGACTCGTGCGTCGGTCAACGTTTACTCTTTTCTGAACAAGACCATTAAGGGCCAAACATCTGGCGTACTTGCCCAGGTCATCAATGTTAATGATGGGTCGCAAGCAAATACTCCACATTATAAGACGCTATTTGTCAACTATATCTCGTCCAACACATCAACTGGTGCCAAGACGTTTGCCAATAATGAAATTTTAAACGAAGTCGTTTCGGGGTCTCTTTCGGCAAATACAATCACAACTGGCGCAACTGGCTTTGGGTCCTCAATCCGCATTGAATCGGGGGTCATCTTCGCGAAAGACCATTTTATTCGCGTCGATGATCAAACGATCATTCTGGATAAGTATACGAATTCTCCAACCTACCGCGTTGGGTATACGATCAACGAAGAAATCATCACGTCTGTACAAGACGCTTCTTTGTTGGACCCGGCAAATGGTGCATATAACTTTGCTGCCCCAGGCGCAAACCGTCTTAAATTGACTGCCGTACTGACTAAGTTGGCTCCAACAGAAAACAATGCGAACAATTTCGTTGAATTTGTCACCATAAAGAATGGTGTAATTCAAACAAAGGCCGATCAACCCGC